GAAAAAGGATACCCCACCGGTCTAGAGTCAAAAGGCTGTAGAGATTTGATACCCCCTACCCCTACTGAAATAGACCGTTATTATCATTGCTTTTAATCGATGTTTCGTTGCTTCTTAGCACGTCCAAACGAGCCGTCATCCCGTGCAGTTTTCTTTGAGTGGCACGACTTACACAAGCCCTGAAGGTTATCTAAATCGTTCGTTCCACCTTCACTGAGTGGAACAATGTGATCAACTTCCTGCGCCGGTCTACCGCAATAATCACCATCTAAACCTTTACATACAGGCTGATGTGCCAGCACATATTTGCGCAGCTTCTGCCATGCATATCCATAACCACGCTTGGTGGAACTGCCGCGCCCTCGATGGCCTTCCTTCCTCTGATGCTCAAGATGTTTATGATCATCGCAATAGTTGGTATGGGTTAAGCCTGGGCAATCTCTAGCTTTGCACGGCTTCTTCGACTTCCACGGCATACTGCACACTCACACTTTCTTCTGATGACAAGTCAAGCCCTGACCAAATGATTGCTGCACGCTCTGCCACAATCTCTTCAAGGCCGCTGGTGCGCGTGATATCTGTATTATCAAACTTAGCACCTTCACGTTTCGTGCCTCGCATATCGCAACCATTTAGTTTACTTCCTGTGAAGTCCGCACCAGCAAGACCACGGCCGCGAAAATCAACACCCGCCAAATTAAGATTGGTAAAGTCAGTACGACCAGCAGCAACCAACAACTCTATTGCATGTCCTCTATTCTGTGCTGCTTGTGTAATGACAACTTCACCATCAAGATTCTTTATTTCTTGTACAGGATAAGGGCGCATAACCTACCAATAAAAAAGGCGGGGCTGCACTTAGCAGCCACCGCCGTATCCAGGGGATCGGATTCTATTTTATAATTCTATAAAACAGGCATAAAAAAACCCCGCAAGATATAAATCTTTGCGAGGTGTTTTAAGCAGTTTTGGGCTTTAAGCGTTGATGCTCTCAGCTTATGAAAAATGATGCCACTTTTTGTTAAGTTTGTAAAGTTTAATTTTTATTTATTTCTAAAAAGGTAATTCATGGTACTCGGTATAGTGTGGGTCTATCCTTTCATTATACATTGAAGCTGTTCTTTTATCTTCTCTAAGAATGTCTAATATTGCATCTATCACTTGCGGGGCATTCTTTTTACCTCTAACGATAGCATGGATCTTTCCAATAAAACCTGTTGGATCTTCTTTAAATTTTATAGGTATAATTACCACATTTCGACATGCTGCGAATCCAACCTCTTGTTGGCACCATATACTTTCCTTAAAGCCTTCAGTATGAACTGAAATAAAGAAATCCATCGTTTTTAGTGCCTTTTCTATTTCTACTTGCCACTCTTTTGATGGAACAATATCTTCGTGAGCGACAAAACCATCTATATTAAATGGCTTTAAATACTCCCTTATTTTTGCCGCAGTCTCCTTATCTTTTGAAGTGTGACTAATAAATGCTTTGACTGTGTCTTTCTCTTCCCAATTAGCTGGGGGTTCGGTTAATATAATTTCTGTTGATAGATCTAACTCATCTGCAATCTTCTTTAGAACTTTAGGAGTAAGGTCTTTAATATTATCAAAAACCGCTTCCGCATAAGAGCTGTAACTTTGTTGATCAAACTGAAATTCAACACTAAACTCTTTGAAGAAAATTTTCATTTGCACGATAGTATAACGGTCAGCCATTTCAGTCGCTATGCTGCCTATCAGCCTAATTTTCTCGGTAACTCTCATTTTACTTATGTTCCTTTTTATTATGAGAGACAGCATACTAATACAAAGCAGCTAATTTAGCCAGAAAAGTTGCCACTTTGCTACTCACAACATTCGTGTCGCTAGTAACGCTTTAGAATTTATCTAGATTTGCTGCTTCAGAGTAATAACCCCACCTCTGATTCTCTTCCGCTTGGCGCTTAGTTTCTCGATGTTTAACACCATAACCACTAGTTTCACGCTCCAATGTATCAAGCTCTTTTTCGGCTCTGTGAATGGCATTAAAGTAAAACTCCTTAACCCAATCATGATCAAAGATAGTACGGCCATGACTAATGCCATCGCGCATCAGACCAGTAGGATTGAATGGAGAAACAACAATACATCTAATTTTTACACCACGCTCTTTACATAAGCGTTCAACCCGCTTTGCCTCAAGGCGATTAGTAAAAACAATCCTATCTCCATCTTTAACACTCTCTACAATTGACATAGTTCTGCCAGTTCGCCGCGATTGCTGAAAATAAGCAAATGTCATACCTTTTATTGCATTTCCAATTCCAAAATGATCCATAACAACCTCACTTTGATTAAATTTTACTATTCATTTTCTTTACTGCATCGCTCACATGCCCTTCTGAAAGGTGGGCATAGCGCTTCACCATCGCTAATGTTTTATGCCCCAACACTTCTGCAATCGTAGTGGTAGGAACATTCTGCATCGCCATGAAACTAGCTGCCGTATGGCGTAAATCGTGGAAGCGAAAATCACGCAGCCTGGCAGCCTTTACGATCTTTCTCCATGCTCGATCCACATCGTATGGCTGGCGTTTATATTTGGATGGAAAGACGTATCCACCCCTGTTGCGCCCTTTAGCATATGCCTTGAACCACTCTCTGCATTTTCCGTGCAGTGGCAGTTGCCGGCGTTCACCGTTTTTGGTTTCTTGCACAATGATGATGTTTCGATCGGCATCGTAATCTTCCCATTTCAAACCGGTCACTTCTGATTTTCTGGCACCAGTGGAAAGCGACAACATCACCACCATTTTAGCAATGTCGTTATTGCTGTTTTCAAGAGCACGTAATAAGCGATCCAATTCTTTATCAGAAAGAAAGCGCACAATGCCGCGTGGCTCTTTGAACTTTTCCACATCATCCATCGGGTTAACATTTAACCACTTCCATTCCTTACATGCCTTGCTATACACATGCGACAACACCGCCAGATAACAGTTCACCGTTCCTGGTGCGCGTGTCTTTCGCAAGATATCCCTGCACTGCACAATTTCTGAACTGGTAACGTTAAACAAGGTGTGTTCTCCTAAATGTTTTTTCCACCAAAGCAGCTGCACATGTTGCTGCTGAATAAATCTCTTTTTGCTCGATTTGGTAAACAGCACCAATTCGATATAGCGATCGATCATTTCTGAAAAACTACGTTGCTTGGCAATGCTGTTTTTCAAATACCTACCCATTCGCATTTCATTTTCTATTTCAGTTGCCCATTCAACGGCCGCACGCTTTTTGGTGAATGTGGCACTTTCAGTTGGGTAGCCGGCAATCCTAATTGTCGCGCAAATAACATCCTTCCCCCGGCGTTTTCGCTTAACAAATGTGGCCATATTTTTTTGCTTTGAAACCGTAACAGAACTGTAACTACTTTCATTGACTGTCTAGGGTTTCTGCGCTCCTCCTTCTGTGTTCTGTATTGTTAGGAATATGATGGGCAAATAGCCCAAAACTAAAGACTATGCTTTAGCTCCTCTTTTTTGCATTAGTTCGATTTAAACGATCAGTGATGTACACAATTCCGATCTTGTACCAACCCACACAGGTCACATGCGAAATGGTTTTCCGGTTATGTTTACGGTCTCTTTCAGGGGTACACATCCACGATATTTCACGCCAAGAAAATCCTTCTGCACGCGCCCATACAATGCGCCCTAATGTTGCCGTGTCACGATGACGGCATTTAGTAATCCAGCGCAACCATTCCAACGCTTCATCCATTTTTGTGATATCTTCTGCCGATGGAACGAGTCTAATTTTAGGCACTGATTTGTAATCAATACCCCCTTCATAATATTTTCGCACATAGTCTGGCCAATTACTTCTGGCTGATAGAAACCGCCTTTCCTTATCCGGCATATTGCGCAAGGTTTTAAATGCTTGCTCTAACCGGTCGGTAACATCTTCAACGCTCCAGTTTCTTTTCATGACAGTGCTTCCTCCTTCTGTTTGATCGGCTTGTAAAGAATCGTTGGTTTATGCAGCGGATGATCATCAATCATCTTGGCGTGATCCAGGCAAAGATACGGAATCACCGGATGTGGAAACTGCACAATTTCTGATAAGTCCGGCGCAATGCAAGAAACATACACCTCAAGCTGAGCTGGTTTCATGCAGCCACGCTTACTGCAACATTGCTCTTTTTTTTGTTTTTCCATTATCCACTCCTAATGTTGATTCACTTTCCCTTTGGCAAAACCAAGTAGCGCGTTCATCGGGTTTCTAGTTGGTTTTTTAGTGGGATCATTGATAATCCACTGGTTAAACTGCCTAGTCATTTCATGCCAATCCAGATCGAGAAATTTAATACCCTCCTTTGCCTGATCGATTTCGCGATCACTCAATAACTCAATCACATCAAAATGTTTTAAAACTCTACTTTGCTGGCCGTTATGACCACGCGCTGAGTTATCCACATCATGAGGGGGTAAGGGGGAGTTATTAAACTCATTTGGTGAGGGTGAGGATGAGGGGCATTGCTCATGCAATGCTTGTGCATTGCCGCTGCATCCTTTATCGCCCCACCTCGCCTTTGCTCCGGCACGGCCTTTTTCTGTTGCTTCCTGCCGCTTTCGGATCGCATCGGCATATTCCGAATCGAGCCTTTGGTGTGAAATTTTTGATTCGCTAATAGAAAAATTTTTCAGAATTATTTGAGAAATTTTTTTCCATTTATGTGCAGAAAGTTTTGCAATCTTACGTAATGATTTTTCGTCTGTAGGTAAGTTGCACTCGTTTGTCCAATAACTAAGACACAACAAAAAATATGCGCCATGCTCTTCTGCTTCGGTAAAGTGCATTGTTTCTTTTAAATATTCACCAGTCATGGTCGGCATCCATGCGGTGGGCGATTTATCGTCTTTCATTTCCGCTTCCCCCGGATGTTGATCATTTACGCAAAGTGCTAGGTTGATATTCAGGCACAATTCGCTTGCGCCCCCACTCAGATAATTTCTGCGCATGCCTCTCAGCTAGTGCATCATATTTTTTTCCCAAATCGATATTATCGCTCTGTAAAACTTTGATTTGTTTATGCGCCGCGATTAGTTGCGACTTTAGGTCTTCGATGTGTTTTTGTTCCACGGAAGTAAACACCAATCTTTGGTGTTTTTTGATTCCGGTTCCCTGCCTTCTTCCTATGTGCATTACCGTTCCCCAAGACACATTTTGCTACAATCCTTGACATTCTGCCGTTTTTCTCTTATGACCCCTCGCGGAGATACATTTAAGAGAGAATATTATTTGCATTAGGGTTCGCTTCTTTTGAAGAAATAACAGTCGGCTTTTTTCTAAGGTCAACTTCGCCATTTGTGGCGTTGGAAACATTATTAATTGCTTTCTTGCCTACTTTCTTGCCTTCAAAGATCGAATAGACATGAGAGCGTGCTAATTTCGCTTTGCGTGCGAATTCAGTTACCGTCAATTCTTTTTGTTTTATCCATAATGCTAATGTCATAATGAAAAACATTATGTCTACTTTTAATGGACAATGTCAATAGTATTATTGTCTACTTTTTTAGGACTTATTTTATGTCCACTTTTTGTATACAGATTAGATATGTTTATAAAACTGAAAGAATGCAGAACGAAATTAGGCTTCACAATTGAGAAGCTCATAGAACTCACCGGCCTATCAAAAGCCCAGCTGAATAATATTCAAGCAGGAAAAGGCCAAACCCTTCATAACGTAAAAAAATTGGCTGATGCTATGAACATTTATCCAGACGAACTTCTGCCAGATGACTGGAAAGAGCCAGGAAAGGCACATGAATTTGATATAGACGTGTTAGCTGAAATATTAGCGTATGTTGATCAACACCCTTCGCTAAGGAAAGCGCATTATAAGCAAAAAGCGGCCGCTATCAAATTTTGCTCCGATTTTTCCAGAAGCAAGCCTACTCAATGGAAGGAAAAACTGGATGAATTCTTTGATATGCAAAATAAACTAGATGTTATCAACAAATAATTTCTTGAGTGTTCTACAAGACTTGAAGTCACTACATGACAGAAACTGCTCATTTTCATCTATTAAGCAGTTTATACGTTCTTTGCAAGGGTGCCACGCTAGCGCTCTTATTTTCCACGCCCTGGGCATTTCTTCTTTTAGCCTCCGAACATTAGGTGCAGTAAACGGTTGGACGCAATCGCGACCTTCAGCAAATTCATTCATGATGATATCCTTGCATCGTTCTTATGTGCAATTATCAGTTGCACTTTTTAAAACAAAAGTCAACCCCTACAAGCCGATAGCCTTAGAATTTAAACTAAAATGATAATAAATATCACTTTTTAGTTCTATAAACTAACATTCAGGGGTTAAACCTTAAAATGTTAATGTTTTTGCAACTCAGTTTTTTAGGGAAAATATACGTTTTCCGCGCCGAATTGGTATCGGGGGGTTCAACAACTGCGTTCACAGTCGCGGCGCTTTTAGTTTTCACCTGAACATAACACCGCACCCCCGACATATGGAATACATCAAGGGAAAACGGGTATTACTGTCGGCATACCAAACCGGAACGTGGGTGTTGAAGCCCTTACACATTAACGAATAATACAAAACACCAATGGCGGCAACCTTTAGTTTTCTGCCATTTATCGCATATTCCGAAAAGAGTCTATTAAAAGTAGACATTTTTATCTTGACCTAACGTCTACTTAAAGTATACACTCTGAGTTGTAGGGCAATGCAACTTAGGGGAAGCAATATGCATCGTTTTGTAAAAGGACTTTTAGAATTTTTAACTATATCTGGCACATTTGCAGTCATTTTGTATGTGGAATGGTGGCTGCCATACTTAGGAAAAATTCTGCGCGAAGATGAATTTGCAGCAACGGTTGTGATTACCATTGCAATTGTTGCAGCTTTCGTGCTTTTTGCAGCGCTTTGTAGCCCAGTGATGTTTTCAATAATTAGAAAATGGGAGGAAAGATCATGCAAACTAAAACGCATCCTATAGAAACAAAGATCTGTAATTTTAGGCGCGCGGCATACATGCGTGATATCAAAAAAACAGCTGATGACATCAATAAGCACGCGGATGAATTTCAAGCGATCGATATTACATCAACCATGCATTTACAAGAAATGGTGCGCAAGATGACGGGTATCGATGAAGTAAATTCAACCCTCAAAGAAGAAGATGTTCTTTTTGAGAAAATCGCAAAAGAAGAAATGTTTATCGAGTCTTTAGATCCAAACCAAAAAGACTTTCACCAGGTGCATGTTTCCTGCATTCAAGAAGCGCTTCGCAAGGCATATGAGGCTGGCATAAACAACAGTTCCAAACACTAATTTTATTTAATCAATTAAGGGGAAATACAATGGTCAATGTTGGTGGCGTTTCAGGTGAATATTTACGCAGCTATATTGAACGCATAGAGCGCCTTGAAGAAGAAAAAGGAGATATTGCGCAAAATATCAAAGAGGTGTTTGCCGAAGCCAAAGGCAATGGCTTTGATACTAAAACCATGCGCGAGATTTTAAAAATCCGTAAAATGGATGCTTCTGACGCAGAAGAACAAGATTACTTACTTGATACCTATAAGAAAGCTCTTGGCATGACTCCTCTAACACCTCTTGAAGAGTATATCGAAAAGAAAAAAGAAGATAGTGGCGAAAAACCAGAACAGCCTGATCCACTTTATCAAAAGGCGGTTGAACTGGTTAGAGAAGAAAATAAAGCCACCACTAGCTTTGTCCAGCGTCACCTTAAAATTGGATACAATCGCGCGGCCAATCTTATTGATGAAATGGAAAAGAATTTAGTAATCACGGCTGCAAATTTTGCAGGTGTTCGCACCATCAAAAAGGAGGGCTAATACCATGTTTAATTACTTAAAGAAAATACAGCCGTGGTACATACCTTATACAATAGCTGTTTTCCAGCTTATCATTGCGGCTGTGCAATTTTATCTGGAAAACTTATCGCTGGGCATAAGCGCATTATTGTTAACGTTCTGCTTATACACTATTGGTAAATGCATGGTCATTATAGATTCGCTAATCGAATCAAATAAATTCCTAAGAACGCGATGCCAGGTTGCACGCAGTCTTATTAATCAGCAAGAACATGAATTACGCTTCAAAGATATCAAGTTTTCGGAACTGCAAACCAAATACTATAACCACGAGCATAATGAAAATGAAGAATTGGCCGATAATGCAGGTGCAATCGGGTGATGAATTATTGGCGCACCATTGCAGTTCTAACATGGATGCGCTTGGACGAAGAAAGCTGTTATATAAGAGGCTTAAACTAATGAAAAAATTATCTATCAAGAATATCGATTTAAGCGTGGGGAAGCGGATTCGTGAAATTCGTTCACAATGTGGAATATCACAAGAAAGACTTGGCGAAGAGTTGGGCGTTTCATTTCAACAGATTCAGAAATATGAGCGCGGCCTTAACCGGATATCTGCTGGAAAATTATGTGCCGTTGCAAAATTTTGCAACATGCCTATATCTGCTTTCTTTGATGAAGACATTAAAGACATGATCCCAACAGAGAAACAACGGCAATGCATGGCTCTCGCGCGTGCAGCCAGTGGATTAAAAAAAGGCCAGCTACGGCTGGTGCATAACTTTGTAGATGGACTTTCTAAGGAGGGATAGCAGTGGAAAAAGAAATAAATTTTCAAGATTTACGGCCAACAGATCTTCTCACAGCAGAAGAGGCTATGAAATATTTAAAAATCGGGCGTGGCGCATGGAGTCAAATTAAAGAGGATATTTGTTTTACCCCCAATCCTGTAAGAAAGTTTTACCAAGTTCAGCATTTAGAAGAATATAAATACAGAAAAACTAAAGTACCAAAACACCTCAACAATGAAAAAATGAATATTAATGTCGATTTAATTGCGCATAGTGCAGGTACAGTATCGGAATTCGGAAGAATAAAATGGAAAGAAAGTATACTAAATTAAAGTTAGCAAAACCACGCAAAGGTTCTGGTGTTATTGTTCGACCAGATTCTGAATATTATCATTGCGATATCAACATTAAAGGTATTCCACGTGTACGAAAATGCCTTGAGACAAGCGATCTTGAGTTTGCAGAAAGACAAGTTGCTAATATCAGGAATCAAGTTTTAGAAGGTAAATACTTCAATAAACGGCCTTCGGTTAACTTAGAAAAAGTGTTCAACAGTTATTGGAAAACAAACGGCTCACAAATTGTTAACAAAGACAATGTGATTCGTTCTATGGTTTATTTAGGTGAATTTCTAGAAAAGATCTTAGGTTCAGCAGTAAGCCTTGAAATGGTAGAAGATTTTCACATTCGGCAATATATTGAATATCGTAGAACCTGCAAAGTAGTAGCGCATAATGCAAAGAATAAGAAGCCCAAAGAAAATGCAAGGTGTGTGAGTGATTCTTCAATTAAAAAAGAAATTTATGTGTTTTCCGCAATCAATCGATATGCAAAAGATGTTCTTGGTGTGCAGTCTTCCAGCGCAGACATAAAACAAGTTGTTAAAGTATTGAAACCATGCCGATCACTTGAGGCTTCAATATCACCAGAAAAGCAAATCATATACTTTAATACATTGCCTGACTATTTGAAGCTTCCTGTGCTATTGCAACGGCTTATGGGGTTGAGGTGGGGAAATGTTAAGAATTTGAGGAAAGAGGATATTTGTTGGGATAGTATGACGATATCATTTTCTGTAAAAACAAGTAGAAAAGACCGTAATCAGAAAGTAATACGACTTCCTATTTCTGATGAAGTTTTAAATGTTCTGCTTGCGGCCGGTGTTAAGCGCGGTTGTGATAGTAAAGGCGAGGTGTTTACCTATATCAACAGAAGCCAGAAACGAGTTCCTTTAGGCGATCATAAAAAAGCTTTTATTGCATCCATGGAAAAGGCAGGCATTAAGAAGCAGCGTGGGCAGCTAACACACTTGATAAGACACACTGCTGCAACAGACGCATTGAGAACAACAGGAAACCTGATTGCAGCCAAGAATTTACTTGGTCATTCAGATGTTAAGACTACACAAAAATATGTTCATTTAGTAGAAAGTGAAATAAAGGATGCAATGTCAAAAAGTGCATCTCATGTCACGGAAATGACACGCAACCTAATTGACAGGGAAAACAAGAAAGACTAAAATTAAGGGTAGAAGCTAATTACAGAGGTGTTCATGTTCAATTTGAGCATGCCCCTTGTAAGCGGTAGGTCATCAGTTCGAATCCGATATCCGGCACCACTGACTTCCGCTTCCACTGGGCATTACAAAAGAAATTCAAAGCAAATTGCGCCTAACTTTCTAGGCCGTCTTTTGCATAATTTTGCATCTAAATGCAGAATTATCTATAAAGTTACGTCACGCACACGTCACGCGGCTTTATTAGTGTGCGCTATTTTGTCTTTAAGCGCATGCACTGTTTCACAGCCTCAAAGAATCTCTGATTACCGCAATATAACACTCCAAACATCATGGGATAATCATTCAATCGCCGAACAAGCACATCGATGGGTACAAGAAAGGATCCAATATAAAGCAGATGATGGTGATTATTGGCAGAAACCAGAAGAAACGATCGCACGTGGTAAAGGTGATTGCGAAGATCTGGCCATTTTAAAAAGGGCTATTTTGCTCAATAATGGCTACGGCCGTGATCAGCTAAAATTACGCATTGGCAAAAATAAGAACAATATCTTACATGCAATTCTAGAAGTGACGGAAGAAAACGGTGATATTTGGTATCTGGATAATGAATATTACCGGCCGACACAATTTATAACTGTAAAAGTAAAGCAAACTACACTATCACCAGATCACCCCATCTTTAAAATTAAGAAAATGGGGGATCCGGCATACCAGGCTTACGTCAACTCACATAACAACCAACCTAAATAAAGGAAACAAAATGACATACAAACTCGATGTACCAGCCCTTATTGAAACATGCCACGGCGCTGCAAAGGCTGGTGGTTGGTGGCATGATATCAACACCGGTGAGCCGCTAAAGCGCAACCAGAAGCAACTAAAGATGCTAATCATCAGTGAACTGGCCGAAGCTATGGAAGGTTTGCGCAAAGATCTTATGGATGACAAGCTACCACATCGCAAGATGGAAGAAGTTGAATTGGCGGATTTTGTAATCCGTGTGTGTGATTTTCTAGGTGGAACAAAAAGAGCGTTTGATCAAGAAGGCTATCTTATGTATGCAGAATCAGATGATATTGCCTCTGGTGATAATCGCGCCGCCCTACTTTATGATATGGTAACCAACGTATGTTCAAATTTCTATGAACTGGCACTAGCCACTGCCTCAAGATATGCACTTCGCTTTGATCTAGATCTTCAAGGTGCCATCGATGAAAAAATAGCGTTCAATGCCAAGCGCGCAGATCACAAACCCGCAAACCGCGCAGCGGCCGGTGGGAAGAAATTCTAACTAAATATTGCAAGCCCAGCGAAAACGATTGCCAGCAACGCAAATGCACGGGCAATCGTTTTTCTGTTTATCCACTTTGGAATGCTTGGTATGTAGTGTGAAATTGGCTTCATTTTGTACCTTTACTAAATTTTTCAATAGCAGGTTTGATAATTTCACCAATATGTGGGGCGGCAAAATAGAAAGATAAAATTAACAGCACTGCGCCTTGCATAGAGTCTGCATCGCCGCCGATGATTTCCGCTGATTTTTGAAACCTAGCCGGATCAGCAACCCAAACAGAAACTACATTAAGTAGTGATGAAACTATAAACATGAACAACCACACAAAAGTAATTGAGAGTGCTATCACGCGCCTAGCCAGCCGATGACCTTGCGATGCTTCCATCCAATCAATAAGCACTTGTGAGCTTTTCTCAAAGAACTTGGCTTTATGCTCGTCTTTTTCCTGATCGGTATAAACAAGTGCATCCAGCCCTTTTGTTACTGTATCAATAGTGGAAGTGATCGCCTTTTCTGTACCAAATATTTTTCCAAAGAGATTAAGCATCATTGCCCCCAATTGTTTGAACCGCCAATCACATCCAGCGTAAAAGGCTCATAATCTAATAATGTGATAATTTTATTAAGCGCGGCTTGTGAGTTCATCACGGCCATCACGTTTCCCATATATCCGGTGGAAAGACCTGGCGCGATACAGCCCTGTAATTGATCCGCTTTATTTGCTGTATGAATCAAAATAGCAGTGCGCCCTTCTACATTAGTCACTTCATAGACATCTTTATATTTCATGCCAGAAAATGGCTTCACTATATAACGCCCTTCCGGTATGCAACTTTCACCTACTTTGTTATTTAGCCAGGGGCGCTCAATTGTCCAAAACAAAGGGGCATTTGGCATTTGTAAATTGAAAACACCAAGCGTAGCGTTTACATTCTGGAAATAGCGCAAAAGTGTAGCATGCCTCATGGCCTACCTCTTAAAAGATTCTACTATTGTGTAAATGAAACCAACAACTGCCGTTCCTACGATAGTGGTGAGTGTGTGCCTTTTCACGATGTCGCACCCTTTTCGATGCCTTCGTAAATGTAGCATGTCCGCTTGTGCTTCTTTTGGGTTAGCGGTATCAATACCGGCAGTAGTAAGGGCTTCGGTGCAGCCCTCCTTTACGATACGCCGCAGATCGGCCTCACTAAATGGTTTCATAAACAGTTCCTTCCTATTGTTGAGTTTTAGGCAATAAAAAACCCCGCTGATTACTCATGCGGGGCTTGATTTAATAATGGCGTTGCAATCACCGTTTATAAAAAGGTGTTTCTATGAATCTATGAGTTAGGTACGAAAATACTATTACGCCACAAACACCGGCCAGCAATGGAAAAATACCTTCTGGAAGTAATTCACCCAGTATACTCATTACAAAGATATGTGTCATATAAATACTATAGGAAAGAACTCCCAGTAACTGGAAGGGATAACTACCAAATATTTGGCTAATAGAACCACGTTGCATAGAGAAAACAGCCACAAACCAAAAGAAAAAGAATGGCGCTATCACGCTTATTCGCCCCTGCCCAAGATAGGTTATAAACAATATTAAAGCTGCAATTACGGTAATCTCAAGAATGTTCGCCGGAACCCTTTCAAGCAAACTATGTACCTTGGATAAAGTGTTAAATAGAAGCACGCCCATTGCAAAACCAGCAATGCAACGCAATAAACCAAACTTGCCTGTAGTATTAATCCCAAGTAATTGGTCACCAGTTTTACTATAAACCGCAATGCCGATACAAATTGCCAAAGAAGCAAGTATCAAAAGAACACTATTTGGTTTGCAACTCAGGAACAAGACTCCAAATATCAAGTAGGTGTAAAACTCTGCGCTGATTGACCAACTAGGATCATTCCACCCTATAAAATTACCAGAGAACACCACTGCATGCAGCAGGAAAAACTGATGTATAAACTTCAGAAGCTCAAAATCCAACTCATATAAAATTATTAAGAACATTGTGAATATATGCAAAGGCCATAGCCTTAAAAACCTACGCCACACGAAATTAGTTAGTACAACCTCGCCTATCAAAAGTCTTTGCTGATAAGTGTGTGCTATAACAAAACCCGAAAGCACAAAAAAGAAATCCACAAAAAGAAATGTATTCTTTACAAACCTTTCCTCGGCCAGTTCAGGAACAAAAATATGCGACTTATGCAACAGCACTATAAAGAGTGCCGCTATGCCTCGCCACGCATCTAGTGCATAATATCTGTTTTTGGTCATGCTAACTCCAAATGAAGTGCATTTTACTAGCTTAAAAAGCGAAAATAATCAACCAATACAACCTCATTTTGGGCTTGGCGGCCAAACCACATCTTGTGGCCTCTCAAAACTTTTAGGTAGATCACGTAGTTTCTGGCGGTAATCTAGCCACATTATCTTCTTCGGTTTTGTCATTTCAACATCAGGCAGAACCACCCAATCACATGCACCAAGCCTTGTATTCCGTATCTGTCTTATTTTTTCCCATGTGATATTTGACTTTGCATCACACTTAACGGGCTTAGATCCATTCCACTTGCGGTGTGCCGGGTTGTTTATAAAATCCAACCAATGTTCTACATTTATTTCAACGGCACCTTTGGGTATTTTCCCTTTATGTCTCTCTTCTGTGTAAAAAGAAAGTGGGTATCCATTTTTATCAAATAGAGCGTATTTTTTAGTAGAAAGCATTTTAAACTCCTATTGCGAACCAGTAAAAATTTGTACCTGGGTTTCCTGTGTTTCGGTCAAATTGATCAACCGATATTTGGGTAGTGCTTATATTGGTCACGGTTACAAATTCTGCTTGGTTAGCAGAATCATTTGCCACGGCAAGAGCTGCATAAACTGTTGTAAATGTAGTAGGAAATGAAACCGAAACTCCATTAGCGCCGCCAGTGTAACGTCCCCATTGCAGAATCACATCACCTATTAAGGTTAGATAGCCATTTGTGCCAAGGCTCTTTGTAACATCCAATAAATTATCAACGTAGGACTTGCTAGCAGTATTTCCTTGTGACTTTACCAACCACGCAGCATGCCCATCATCATAAACAAGCGTAATAATTTCTTCGTTGGTATCAAGGGTGATATCTTCGCCATCTGGCGTTAAGATATTACCCGTATTGTGCTTAATAACTACATTACGTGCGTCTGTAAGGATTCGCAGAACAAGTTGATACCCACTCACACCCCCATTAATAGTATCAAGGTCATCTGTGGCCGCACTCGATTCCGTATCCACCATATGAAAGCTATCGGTCGCGGTAATTGCGCCTGTAGCAATGGTTAACGTAGACGCATCACGCACCGTTCTAAGTTTACCAGTAACATTAAGCGAGCTGCTGGCAGTAAGTGTATCGGAAAATGAATTAGTGCCTGAAAACGTATTATTGCCACTGTGGGTGTTGGCACCAGAAAACGTATTGTTGCCACTAAAGGTCAATGCTGCTTCTAATAGCCCTAAGAACTGCAAATTACGAATATCATCCAGATCTGCATTGGTAATTTCAGTGGTGCTAGTGGTTAGGTTGATGCGCGCAATCGCCACCTTATCTGCTGAAATAGATGGATCAGAAGGGCTGGCCGCCTCTGTGCCGGTGGCAACGCCGATCGTACCGGTGGCTTGATCAATATAAACGATATCTTTACGTGGATTCGTGGAAGGTGCAGTGATAGCGCTACTATTTTGTGCCACCACTTCGGTTGGCAACGCACCCACGGCCGGAATGAAACCGGCTCCAATTTGCACCGTCATATTAGGCGTATCTTGCGCTTGTGGTGCAAACCCACCAGCGATGCGATTCATCATCGCAATGGCGTTATCCAGATTATTTTTATAGCTCGTTCCGTCCTGGCTAGTGTTGTCAGGTTGCGTAAAAGGATGGGCTGTCATTGATTAAACTCCGCTAAACGTAATACTTACATCGCCGCCCACTTCTGTGCCGGCACTGTTAAAGACGTGGATATCCACACTGGTAGTTGTGACATTTTCATAAGTAGGCGTTAGAGCGCTGCCACCATTCACTGTCACTTGCACATCTGGCACCAGGTGAAATTGTTCGATGCCATAATCTGCATAAGTGATAGTGCTGCCACTAGCGCTAATCGTTACTACTCCGGTTTTTTCAAGTCGGTCTGTTGCATCCGCAATGGCGGTATGTTCTTCAATGAAGCCAACCGTGCTGGTGTTATCAAGCTTTAAGCGCTGGCGTATATAACGCGCATCAACAGATCCCACCGACCAATCCACAAAGCCATCTGGTGCATCACCTCCGGCCGCGGTGCTGCTTTGCATTTGTGCATCGGTGAATTCCACCGGATAGAGCTTAACTGAACGTATCAACACATCACCTGGATAATTTAATAATCCAGCATTACCAATGGTGATGGTAGTAAGGTCAGTCGGCATATCACCGCTGGTATCTTTACCAACCGTGCCACCATTCACGCACACTTTGAAACTATTTTGCTTAAATGAGGCAGCAACACGATAAACCGTGTCAGCAGCAGGGCTGGCTTGACCTGTAATAGCAGAAACCACCACATCATCTTTAACGGTATAAGCTCCCAAGTTACCGCCACTCAAGATGCCAACACCGGCTCTTTGAACCGAACTAGCGCCGTTACTAATTTCAAATAAACGCCGGCCGGTAGATGTGTCCAATTCCCCCAGATAAACAGCCTCAATCAACACTGCAAATTCGGTGATATTAAACCACGACCGTGCAGTATAAGGCCTATTAAGCGCTGTGCCAGATGTCACAATCAGTCGTGATGGTGCGCTAGCTTCTTCAAATTGCGAAGCAAGCACAACGACCGTTTCGCCAATGGTGGAGCTATCCGCCCCAACGCCATATCTAAATGATCCGGTAAAATTAGGCGTATAGGTAAATAATAACTGATAGACACCTTCTGCAATTTCAGTTTCACTAATGATACTAACGGATCCGGATGTGCTTGCAGATACGCTAACAGACCCTATACTTCCAGATATCGCGCTTTCTGTAGCACCGTCATCATTTCTTAATATGATTCGCAACTTTCCTGATGTGCCAGAATCTTCATATATTAATGTAGCAGAATAGATCGTACCACTAGTCACATTTTCTGCATTCTGAACGCGATGCCAACTCGCACCCTGGCTATCAATACTGTAGCGCTTTAATGTAACATCTAGGCCAAAGGATTTAATTGTTTTTGTGCCAGCAAGTAGCGTGGCCGTTGAGCCTCCAACAGAAGTCCACGAGCCAGCCGTAAAGTTGTTAGCGGCCTCTATTAGATTCGTACTATCAGGATCAGCAGCGGTAATTTGTAGCACATCTTTTGATGTACTTCCCGTGCTACCGTTTGTTGCTTTGTAAGACCTGGCATATGCTCCCAAATCTAGTTGAAAGCCCCAAAACACTGCACTTGCATTTGTAATCACATCCGTGCCATCAAGCGCAACCCCATTGCTATTCGCCGAAAAGAAATAAGTAACAGCGGTGTGGGTATCGGTAGTAAAAGTGAGTTCTAACCGAACAAAATTACCGTTAACGTTTTTTATTTTATACGAGAGTCCTGAAAACCCTGAGTAACTTGCCGTTGTAACAATCGTATTTGTCGATTTTCGATAAATAAAATCTGCTCTTCCTGGATAGGAACCTTGAAATCTTATCGCTACATAATCACCAATGCCAGCAGATCGATCGATAAAGACAGAACCAGTGTATTGAATATTTTCCGCCGATTTACTGAACTGCTTACCACGATAACATGCGGCGGTACGCGTGCGGTGAAATGTATCAGCTGTTTGTTTTCCATCTGGTGCAATATGCGTATTTAGGCTAACACTTGCATGAAATGTTGATGACCAATAGCTAGAAGATATATCCTCACTTTGCTCGACAAGGTTCTCACCATCATCTTCAATCAACAATCCTGAATAGCCATTGGCTAAATACTCCCAACGTAGAATATTTTCAGCAGCAGTCACCAGTATTAGTAATGAATCAAAAAATGTAGAGTTATTTCCTTCACGCCTAAAAACCATTTCATCAAACAGCGTATGATTCGTTAGCACCAACGGGCGCGGCATCAGTGCTTCATCATACGCAATGGCCAGCTGCACATCGGCATTGCCGGTTTCACCCACACCAGCAGCAGCGGTAAGCGGCTGCGCATACACACGCACTTCATCCGCATCAAAGCCCAAATCAATTTCTAATGCTTCATAACAGCAAGTGGCTTCCGGGTTTAAAACGAAATTATCAAACACATCAAAATTATTGCCGGTCGCATCACTGTCGGTGCTAAGTGGTACCAGGCGGCCGGAAACATCATGCACAATCAAATTATCTTTAAAGCCAGGCCAACGTGGATGCTGCACCACTTGTGTAATCACATCATTGGTATTACGCACGGTAATATCAAAAGTGGTGGCGGTGGTGGATTCATTGCCACTAGTATCCACCGCTTTCACGCCCACCGTTTGCGCACCAGGTGGAACCGCGCCATTGGTCACCAACGTTCCTTTGGTAACTTTAGTTAATGGCGTGGCATCTTCCCATACAAAAGCACCTTGATTAGCATAGCGGATTTCATAACCGGAAAGATCTGCATCGCTCACTTGCGTCCAACGGAAATTAACCACATTGCCGTTTTGCTGGGCGCTAAAATTTGCCACATCCGATGGCGGCGTGGTTTTACCTACCACGGTGTGGCCGGTCACGGTTAACCAGGCGGATCGAACACCTAATGAATTAATCGCACGCACGCGCACATCATAACTCACACCATCTTCCACATCCCAAATATACACAAATGTTTGATCGGCCGGGCTGGTGGCTGGTTCCCATTCGCTATCAGCATTGCGCTTCACTTGCACTTCATAGCCGCGCACATAAAAATCAACCGATGCTGTCCAGCTAGCATAAAGCCGTGTTACCACTGTGCCATCAATTTTGCGATAAAGATGCGCCGTGCCACTGGCCAACGTCAAATTAGTGGGTGCAATCACCGTGCTTGCTTCTGGTAGTGTTGTCGTTGGTGCTGGCGCGACTGTTGCTTCATCGCTGGATGAAGTGAAGGTATAAACACTCGCATCCGTTTCACGCAAGGTCAGATCACAGCCCCATGCAGGATCCCCGCTTTCATCTTCAAAGCCAAGCAATGCATGGCTTACCACATCAAAGGTTTTATTTGACCATCCAAAACGCGTATTGCTAAATTGGATCACATCACCGGCTTGCGATTGCATACCGGTAATCTTTAATTTTGCTTCTGCGGTTAATTCTCGGCGATGTTGCTCAATCTTAATACGCGCCAATCGTTGCGCAGTGTTAGAACGCGAAGTGAACGGCGTATCAAATTGCTCATAAATCACATCGCTGCCATCGGCCGTGACGTAGGAGGCAACCGACACCACTGGATAATCCGTTGGCTGGCCGTAATTAAGTGGCGATACATATTGGCCGCGCACACTATTAAAACGCTTGCTGCGACTATGGCGCGTCTGCACGGTAATGCGATCGCGCAAGTCCGATTCATCGTATGAAATGGTTGGTGTGCGATACGCTGCTGCCAACATCACCCATTGACTACCCACCGGAAAGAACGAACCACCCATGCTCGAAAGCAACGGCAAGATAAGCTCGTTCCATTCTTTATTAATGTAAAGCACACCATTACAGGTATAGCGCGGTTCGGCATTTTTCGTCACCGTGTGCGTGCCGGATCCAGCGGCCGTAATATCAATTGCCGTGCCAGCTAGTGCATTGGTGTAACTGCTGGCCAGTTGCACTTGAACCTCGCCGCTTTCACCTGCTTCACGATGGCGGCAAATCACGTAGTAATTAGTAGATGCGCTAATGCCTGTTGGCAATGTGCCGCTAACCGTTGATGAAGTGGTAACGATATAGGCACCATAGGTAAGCCCTGGCTGGTGCTGCGCTCCCCAAACAATAACGGTTTCGCCAGGCTCGGCACCTGGATAGTTACTTGAATCACTACCGCCATCCCACACACCGTAGCTAACGTAGAAGTTAGCAACAGTCGTGACTGACCATGTGAGTGAAACACGATACCAACCCTCTAAATCACCTTTTACGATGGTAGCGGATATATTGGTGCCGTTAACGGATACAGATCCATTGCCGGTTAACGTGGCTTTCACATAGCCATAAACCGTGCTACCGCCATTATCAAGGCTGATAAAGCCGTTTGCTGTTCCTGCCTTCATATTAATGTTAGCCGTGTATGAAGCACCAAGAGACAGGCTTTTAAATTGACGCGCCCGACATGCATTTCTGCTGGCTGGATTGGTCGTTAATGTGTCAGCTGTTGTATTGCCATCAGGTGCTTCTGTACTGTTTGCTGTAACGGCAACATTGGCCTTATTCCAATTACCATGTGAAAAATCTTCCGAATAGGTAAGAAGGTTGGTGCCTTCTACTACTTCCACACGATCACCGGTTTGCAACTGAAGCACATCACCTTCGATCGCTAAATAATCATCACCAGTGCTAACATTATCTACCACCTGCAAAACAGGTCTAGTAGCCACAAATTCATCACAGATATTGGCTTCCGATGTCACATAACTATCATTAATGCGAGCCGCTGTGCTGCCCACTCCATAGCCGCTTGTATCGGTGAAAAAATCACGAACACACAAGGCAGGATTGGGTGTCCAATAAGTCGTATCGGTGCGCGTATCGTAGGTTTTAATCCCCTTAATTTCAGCTTCCACCAACGGCAACCCGGTGGGAAATGTTTCCGTATCAGCTTCAAAGCGAATATATAAATACGTATGGCCACGAAAGCGAAAGTTGCTATCGACAATCGAAACGTCATTGATTAAATCACTATCGGCCGCTTGGTCGGCCGTACCAAGATGCTTCTTAATGCGCGCCTTGCCAGAATATTTGCCACTGGTAACATTGCCAGATCCATCCAATTGATCGCTATTAATCGGCTCACCGTTAAAATAGATCGTGCCAATTTCTTGGCATTCATGTGCTGCTAGCAGAATAACAACATGGTGGTATTTATTGCTATCAGTCGTTTCCCAAAATTTGATCGCACCAGCAATACGTGCTTCACCATATACTACGCGCCATTCGGTCGATGATTCTTTGACTTGAATCGTCCTCGAACTTCCCTCTGCCCTAAAATCAAACTGTGGGGTTTTTTGCTTTGGGGCAAGTGCGGATGTTAAGAATGTGGCCGCCGCACTGAGTGCAGCAATTGCGAGGGTTGAAGCAAGTGTGGCACCAGCGAGTGCGGCACCCGCCGCTGAAGTAGCAGCAGCAATAATAATAGGAATAGCAGCTGGCATTATTCAATCGCCCACGCACATGTTGCATCTGAAAGTGGTTTGGTAATTAATCCTTTTTCGCTCACCACCAAGCAATGGCGACCGGTGAGATCGACCACCGCCAGCGCATCACCCTCTGGCGTATCCAACAACACAACATCACCACGCTTGGCGAATGCCGCATTATCCAATTGGATGAAACCAAATTGATCCGCAAGTTTGGCAAATGTTTCTTTTAATCCACCGCCGGCAAAACGCTTTAAAGCACCATAGGCACCGCGCTTGGTTTTATATTTACCCCTAAAGCTTGCGGCCGGATCCTTGCCTGTCATCGCTAGCACCGCATCACATGCAAAGAGCGCACAATCATGCGCTCCCCATTGAAATGGTTTTCCCGCAGCTGCACGAATCACTTCACCAAGTCTTTGTTGCCAATCATCTAAGCGCATCAGGTTTGACCCCATACAATTTCTTTATTTTGTAAACTTGCCGCAAAATCAAAAGCTGTATCGCCTGGATAGGTGATGGCTTGATCTTCCGGTGTCCAATTGCGAATAATGGGGCGGCGAAAATCGATTAAATCATTTTCAATCGAAAGTGAGATATTCGCGTTGTCCGCGCCTTCATCGATGCTCATTGTGTCAATGGCACCTTTAAAATGTTGGTATGGATCCGTAATCAAATTAAAGCTGGTATTTAACGCCGCAAACCAAACATTAGCTGGCCGGCCTTGATAATCTTCACTAAGGGCATAACTTAAAATGGCGGATGGCACACCGCTTAGTGATATGGTTAAACCAGCTGCTTCCAGCACTTGTGTTTCTGCAATGTCACTAATAGCAATCAGGTTGCCGGCACCATTGTAGGTTTCACTTTCGTAAACAATTTCCCCAATGCCATTCCATAAATTGAAATCACCCGAATCAAACTCAAGCTTTACCAATATAATCGGCATCAGTGCTTCGGCCGTAACTTCCGCAGCCATGCCACTGGTTAGATCTCGCGCCATTAAATCGCCTCAACACAATTAAATGATGTTTCATAATGCACTGCCTCATTGATAGAAAAAGGCACGCTATTTTCTGTTAAACGCCATCTTCCCTTTGCAGATGATATCGTAAGTGGGTCATTATCACCGGGTGAACTGCGCAGGTTCGGCCACAAGGTGAGTGTTGCATTGCCGGATCCATCGCTATTGATATCAATCAAGTTTTTATAAAGCCGGGAAGCAGCACCAGATCCAAGTTGAATCCAATCGCCCGCTTTTAAAATACCGGTTTGATTGGCCGTCCATCCATCGGTGATTAGTTCATTTCCGGTCTGGCTTGCGCCATTGACTAAAGGAGTGCCGGTGGCGATACCGCGTGCGGTTTCCCCTGCCGGATCTCCCATCAAGAACGTGCCATATTTTCCATCTAGCTTTAAAAAGAAAGAAAACCACTCTTCTGCTTCTGCACGCGTCATTAAAGGCAATGTCACTTGTGCTTCCAACCACTGACCAGGGTGTTTTTGAATTTGCTGTTCACCGGTAAATGGACTGCGCGAAGCAGCCACAACAGATTTTGGTGCGATCACAATATTCTTTATTCCCACCACTGTTGGGAGTGCTAATGGATAGGTAATTGCCATACTATGCTCTTAAAAATGAAGGGCTGCGAAGGTTCTTATTTTGCACGGCTTTGACTGCGCGACCTTCGATAGAGGAATCCACACGCTTTAATGCATCCATGATGCGATGTTCCACACCGGCTTCTGCGCCACGCGCATCGATGTTGTAAACCACACTAGATCCACCGCCACCACCACTACGTTGTTGTGCTGGCGTTTCAACTGTCACTCTTTCACCCGCCGATGCCATAAATGAAACCGGCACATTGTCGGTGCCTTGCCTTCCTCCCACCGTGAAAGATCCACCGCGTGCAAATCCAGGAATGCCCGTGGTACTCATCACACTTGTACCAGAAGCACCACCAAAACCACCAAATCCAAAGAAACTGCCCGCAGCGCTTAAACCGGCACTTAATAAACCACCAAGCCCACCGCCGCCGCTTCCACCTAATACACTTTGCGCATTAAGCTGCTGCTGGATGATGTTTTGAAGCACATCAACTGCCACATTACCAAGATCTTTCCACGAACTAATTTGGCCGTTAATTGCTTGATTAGAAACACTCTCAATCACTCCTTTTAGATCATTACCGGTAGCGGCAACTTTCTGTTGTTTTTCTGCTTGCATATCGAGCGCCAAGCCAGCTTGTTCCACAGCACGATTATAAATATCCTGCGTGATTGCACCCTGCGCTTGCAGTTCATTTAGCTCAGAAATATTATCTTGATACGTTTCCAGTGGCGTGCGTACAGATTGCGCAATAGACTCGCCACGCTGCATCAATTCTTGCTGTTTTTTGATACCTTCCAAATCTAACCCACCACCAGAAGAAGCCGGTGCGGGTAAACTTCCCGTCACTGCTTCAGCATTTGTTTTGGCGCGCTCAAATTCATTAGCAATGCCCTTGGCTCTATTTTCCATTTCCAGTAAGGCATCCGCAGCAACATCATCACTAATCACACCTAACGCTTCACTGGCAACAATCCCCATAGTGGTGAAACCGTCACGCGCAGCACCAAAGAAATTACCTAGACCCGTGCCAAGCGCATTCACCCATTTTAATGCTTCGGTTACCTTTGGTATAAAGTCAATGAACGACTGCGTAAGCTTGCTGATTTCAGGTGCAAGTTCTACCACCGCTGCGGTGACTTTAGTGCTTAATACACGGGAAAGAATATCCAACTGATCGTTGGCTTTTTCGGAATTTCGTAATAGTGATTCGTCAATGACCAAACCAAGTTCGCGCGCTTTGGCAGAAAATGAATCCAGCCCTGCAACGCCTTGATTCATTAGGTTCACCATCTCCACACCGGTACGGCCAAAAGCAGCATTGGCAAGGGCTGCTTTTAATGTGGCATCTTCGGTGTTAGCGATCGCTTCCGTCATCAAGCGATAAGCTTCATCGGTGGATTTGGCATTTTGTATGTTAGCCAGGAGCGATGGATCTACTTTCTTTAATACCGTGATTAACGAGCCTGTGCCGGCTTGCGCTTCACCCACGCGTTTAGCAAAGCCTTGCATGGCCTTATCAAATGCCTCAGTGCTTACGCCAGATTGACTTGCGGCAAATCGATATTCTTGCAATTTGGAAGTAGAAATACCAATTGAATCAGACGTTTTAGCAATCGCATCCGCAGCTTCAATCGAGCTTTTTATAAGTAGCCCTAGCCCAGCAGCACCGGCAGCCACCCCAACACCAGCCGGAAGATTTAGCAAGCTCCCTGCAAGGCCAGATACAGCACCTTTAGTGCGTGCAAAACCACGATTTACGTTACCTAGAAAGCGGTTCATCTTGGTAGAACTTGATTTTAAGCTCTTTTCCGCCTTATTGATATTTTTAGTAAAAGAAGCACTGTTGGCTGTCAAATCAGCGGAAATGGTACCGATTTTTACTACCATTTTCGTTTACCTCTTTCTCAAATTTGATTCAGCCCTGGCAATTAAACTTTGCCTCTGTGCTTCTTCTGTTGCTTCTTTGTGGTTTAGTTTGAAATAGGCACGCCATTCAGAAATTTCAGCACTATCCATACGCGAGAGCATTTCACGCACGGTCATGCCCAGCTTGAGTGCTAGATCAAAATAGAAACGGCGGCTAGGCCGCCGGATCAGTTTTTTTCCAGTTCTTCTTCGCTATCGCTTTCCAGTTTTGAAAGACGCTGCGCTGCATTGAAAATTCGATCAAGCGCCCGCGAATTTTTCTTACCCAAAACACTTGCTTCATCTTCGGTAAAAAGGTTATTTCCCGTTTCATCGATCACTGAGAGCGATACAAAAAGCGCCCTAATGTTACGTACCTTTTGTTGAGAGATTTGAAACTCCAATCCATCACGTTCAAGGCCGGTTAGCGATCTTACTTTGACTTTCCCACCCCATTCAGGCACATCAATAATTTCAGATGGAAGATCATCTACGGAAAGAATTTGCTCCTTAGTGAGCAAGGCAGTTTGTTTAGTCATGGTGTATCCTAAATTTAGACATAAAAAAACGCAGCCAAAGCAACGTTACATAAAATCGGAATAAGTTAATTAATTAACTTTCTGCACGAGTGAGCGTGCCAGCTGATACAATCGAAAGCGATGCTTTTGCCGTATCACCTACACTATTGCCAAATGGTGAATAGTTAGTGATCAATCCTGACCCTGAGTAATTGGGGTTACTTGTGCTAACACTACCCGCATCTTGACGAATGATACAGGCGACTGCCACCTTTGCATCAGCCATTGCCCACACCACATCATCTTCTGCGCTATTGGCAAAATCCTGGTTAAATTCAACTTCCATTGACCAGCTTTTTAAACCACCAAGATTGATTCGAGTACCATCACCCATTGCGGTAGCATCTTGTGCTTCCACATCATAAGCAAGTGCCACGCTACTAACGTGATCACTAATATCATTGCCACCAATGCTGACAAATGCATTTGTTAAAACCTGTACTGGCATAGCATGTTCTCCTTATAGAATGCCCATTAAAACGATGAATGAAAAAGAGGGATCAGTGCCGGCGATCGTGAAATCTGATCGCCACCACGTATCAGTGACTGCGCCATCAAGTATTTTGAATTGGCTACCAACGGCGTTCATTTGATCAAACGTAATACGTGATGTTTCACTGCCGGCGAATGAGTTAGAGGCATCACTTTCAATGACAACATCGAGCGTATCTGCTGCTGACGCTTCCAACACATGAAGTGCTACCCATATTTTTTGTGAAGCACTTGCCGCACCAAGCTGTTGCGCGGAACTATTGCCACTCGCTGTCACATCTTCTTGATTGGCTAAAATATTTCCGCGAATCAGGCGACCGGCACCATTAGCTTCCACGCTAAAGCCATGTAATTCACCAACTTGGCCACCAATATTGTAAGATGCTTGAAGCGCCTTAAAGAAGTACGCGACACTTCCTTCCGCCGCTGCATCGGCAAAGCTCAGTACGTCATCATTATTACCAACGTTAGAAAATAGAAAACCGGGATCAATAGCTGTATCCACATAGCCTTCAATGGATGCGGCCACCGCACTAACGCCCGCCACATTAACGAGCGTGTCATTTCCAAGCGTGGTGGCGCCTTGTGCTTCAATATCATTATTAAGCGCCAGTGCATTAGCAGATCCGGTTATATCATAACCACCTAACCATATCTTTTGATTACTGAGTGTTTGAATACCCATAATTATTCTTCCTCATAAGTGACTTCAAAATCGAGAGTAGACCCCACCAGTTTAAAATCTGGCTCGTACAGGTCGCGGCCGCCTTCCAAGATCATGATGTCTTGAATGACCGGGTTGCTTGCCTGGCGATATCGCGCCAGTGCTGCTTTTAATAATTTAACAACCGATCGTACGCCGTTTGTTCCGGTATAAGTTGCAGCCCAAACATTAAATTGGAATCGTGCGCGTGTGAGTGAATGATCACTACCCATCGATGACACCGGCACCGATGACACTTGAAAATAATTAATGCATGGGTTGCTGACCTCTTGCGGTAGCTTTCCGTAATAGGCACGACCATTCACCACAGTGTTTAAGGCACTGTAGTTTGTCATGCGTGTTTTCAACGCATCTGCAATATCTGTCATTTATTAAAACCGGATTTAGAAAACTTGCCCGCCGCACGCTTTGCTTGCCGCGCTAATGATTTGGCCATGCTGTTTCCCATGACCTTAAAAATATTTTCTGCATTTTCATCCAATGCTGGTCGCAAGAATGGCTGCGCACGCATTTTCACACTGCCAAATTCAACCAAATGCGCATAGCCAATGCCCTTACGTGTTCCCACTTGCATGGTCACTGAATCAGGCGATAAACGATCTTCTTTGATAATGATGCCATCACGTAAATCACCATCATCCACCGGCACTTTTTGCTTTGCCGATGTTTGCATTACTTTAGCAGCTGCACGCACACCGCCACGCAATACATTACGTGCCAGGTTCTTTGGTAATTCATTTAATGTTCGTTCGAGTTGTTGAGCGCCTTTTAATTGAAATTTACTTTCAACTGGCATCTTCAAAACCCTCTATAATGTAATCAGTCAGTGTTATTTCTTGGCATAGCATGTTCAACAACGGCGCTTCGTTACTCTTTGGTAGCGCCTCACTTTCAATCACAAAGGCAATTTCACCATTCTCTTTTAACTCGGCGGAAATAACCTTAACGGCATTCTTAAATATTGCCGTTTGCACCAATGGTAGCGATACATGAACAATGCCTTTTCCCATCACGCCACCGTTACTTGTGTCATAATTTCCATCGCCTCGCGGCGGCCTAATTCATTGATAGAAATAATATTGTAAATAAGCCCGTTATAAGAAATCTGCATTTTCGGCGTGACCGTTGAAAGATATCTTATTTTAAAAATCGTATCCGCTTGCGCAATCTCACGCTCACCACGAAAAGGTTCACGCCCAGCTACTTGCCGAACGTTTGCCCATACCGTGGCATGCGTAGAAATACTATTCGTTACTTCACCGGCGGCAGTTTGGCCTTGTGTTGATTCTTGAATCACAATCTTTCGATCAAGTTTTCCTGCTTGCATCACTAAAACCTAAAATCACGATAAGGATATAAAAGCGAATCAGTTGCCATCGGCACTGTCGTTACGGGCGAACCTTGCGTGTGTGATTCACGATGCTCATATAAATGACCAATATGCATCAACATTGCTTGAATTATTTCCTGTGGTACATCAGTCGCTGCATCACCGTAACCAACAACGATACGTGCTGTGACTGCATTAATCACTGCTTGTGTTGAAGGGTAAGAACCATCAAACACCGGCGTAATACGTGCTGGTTCCGAAAAAGTATCAACTCTATAAAGACTACTATCCCACGTGACGGTAGCACCTGATTCATTTTTGTATGTGATAGATGTAACAGACTGCAAACGTGGAAATGGTGGCACGATGGGCGCACAATTGAACTCAGGAAACGCATCCCAAACAACATCCCATGTTTGAGTAATAAGTTTACGTCTGGTAAAGTTTTCTGCATATTGCCGCGCTGCAACAATTAACGAATCAATATAAGTGTCATCATCGCTATCAACCACACGCAGATGCGCTTTTGCATCTGCTGTACTGATCGGTTCCACCGCCGGTGGTGTAACAAGTGCATATGGCATAGATGATTAACCCGCGATTAACGCTTCTGCTTCTGATTTTTTAAGTGGCTTATCAGTAGCGACTTCGCCTTTTTCATCCAACACATCATAGTAGCCGTTGCCAACATGCTTTAATGTGAATCCACCGGTTTCTTTAGCTGAATTTTCATCATCGCCTTCTTTACCAGTTTCTGACTTTTTGCCCCCTTCACCATCTTCATTTGCAGTAACAGCTGCGTTTTCTGCTGCTGGTTTTGCTTTTGCAGTTTCATAGCCTTGTTTAGCACAAACTGCATAACCACCATCAACAAGGGCTTTTAATTCTTTCTTTGAAAAACCATTATTTTCTGAATCAATAAATTCACCCGATCTAAAACACCCTTTAGCATTTGCTAATGTTGTTCTTAATTTCACGCGCATTGCACTTACTCCATCTGTCGTTTTCAACTAAAAAAGGGGAGCGAAATCGCCCCCCTTTGTAAATAATAACGTAATTAAATTACGCTTCGTTTGGGCTAACCACTAATGTTGATGCAGCCACCGTAGCACCTTGCGCAACAGGCGCTTTGCTTGATTTATATTTCATAGCAATAGTGTTGCCATAAGCAATATTCGCTGTAGCACTGGTGAGGTTTGCGCGCAAATAACGCTCTTCAGGGCGATACACATCAACAATCAATAGCTGACCATTAACATCATCGTTGCTTGCACTGGTAACGGTAGCAGTGGCACCCGATAAAGCTGCCATGCCAGAACCAGAATTGGCACTATTTTGTTCAACATTTAATGTTGCTACACCGGTTGCTACACTATCGGTAATTGGCGTGACAAACACCACACCATCAAAGCCTGACATATCAATAATGTCACTGTCTGAATCAATACTTGAACCAGCAGTAACTGGCGCAAGCACTTCTACAAACTCAATATTATTTAGTAAATTCATGATCTTTACTCCATAAGGAATGTTAATTTTAGGGTAAAATGTAAGTTGAGAAATAAGGGGGCAAGCGCCCCCTTATTGATTAGGAGGCAGCTAGCTGTACGCGTGCGAATGCTTCTTCAAGCACCGGCATACCATCCGTTTCTTTGCGGCCAATGAAACCAGTTTGGTTGGTTTCTGCATAAAGTTCATCAAGGCGTTGCAAGCGCATATCAAGTGCATCAGCAATCCAGTAATTCTTGAAATCACCAAACATTCCCACATAAGAACTTGCAGTGAATGTGCTAGGCACATATTCAGAACTGATATAAGGGCGACCATTGATTTCACCATCGCGTAGATTAAAGATTGGCAAGTTGTTAGCGTCTAAAATTTTAGCAATTTGCTTCAATCCATCACGGTGGAACAACCATGTGCCGTTGTTACGATATTGATCTTTCACGCCATACATCGCTTCCATCAAACCGTTCCAGGTAATAGCCGTTGTACTGTTACCAGTGCTAATATCACGGCCAGTTGAAATACCATTAGCACTTGCTGTGAACAAACCAAGAGGCTGGTTAGCACCGTTACCAGTCAAGAAGGCTTTTTCTTCTGTCACTGCAAACTTGTACCCCATTCGTTGGCGAATGATACGCTCAACGGGTAGCACGCTTTTACGAATAAGTGTATTAGATGCCTTAATACGCTTTGCAACTGGATGTGGCTTTAACGAACGCTTACCAAACGACATAGCGCCATCTTCTGAACCGGTTTTAATTTCAGCAGTCCAATCTGCATCAGCAGGATCATTATCAAGGGATGGCGCACCTAAACTATCGGCGTTTGGCACACTAAATACCGTTGCAAGTTTACGAATCGAAACAATATCATCCACTTCCTTGATCAAATCAGTTACAAACTGTTCTGGCGCAACCAAGAATCCACCTTGCGCATCAATATCACCCTGCAATGCACGGAATTCTTGACTATCTTCACCAGCAATACGGCCACTAGCAATCCATTTACGGAAACCTTCTAGCTGTTTTGCAGCACGCGTTTCCACATCGTCTTTATTATCAGAACGATTTTCAGGATCTTTTGACGCTTTTGAAGCCATTTCACGGCTAAGTGCTTCACGCTTTTCTTCACACTCAATTTGATGCTTTAGTTTTTCTGCTTCATCAAAATGCTCGTTCCACTTTTTTGACTCTTCAGCGGTGAAATTACGCTTTTCCTTCTCGGCCGAAGCTGAGATATCTTCAAGCGCAGTCACCCTTTCATGGCGTTTAGTACGCAGTTCGTTAATTCTAGACATTGTATTCTCCTTAAACATTAGGAATTAGGTTAAAATGGTGTTGCCCGCGATTGAAAAGGTGGTAACAGGCATGGGCAGTGGTTACGAACACCCAACAATGGTGGTCGTTTGCTATTCGCAACCTGCCTGTTAATTCTTAATAGAGCTTTACCAGCTTTATTTTACGTTTAGCCGCATCAAGCTCAATTTCTCTTAATTCGTCTTTATCTTTATTCTCTGATTTTTCTTTCCAGCTATTCATTGAACGCACGGCGGCATCCGTTTCTGCATAAGCCGGATAGGTAACAGGCGATACATCAAAAATATCCACTTCCACTAAGGTGCGTACATCTTCACCATCAATAGTTTCCCATCGATCGGTTTTGGTTCTAAAACCAAATGACATTTGCGAGATATCGCCACGCTGCATTGATGTCATTAAATCACGCGCCGCTTGTGTATCTGGCGGGGTAATTTCAATCGCCAATCCTTTATCATCTTCAGAAAGACTTAATGTTCCTGCTAAGGTTCTGCCTAATACAAAATTCGGATCGTGATTAAATAGCGCTCTTACATCTGCCGTTTTAATCGACTCTTTAAACGCACCTGGTTCGATTTTTTCTCTAAAACCGCCTAGATCTTCACTTAAAGAATTAAACACCGCTGCGTGACCAACAATTTTTGTACCGCTTTCTTCGCTATTTCTTACTTCAAGATCCTGCACGACAAAATGCCGGCGCTCTAAATGTTTCATGATTCACTTCCCGTTTGTTGTGGTTCTTCTATTTTCTATAGATCTGTTTCACCGCCATTGGCGACCTGATCAGCTGGCACCATATTAAGCGGCACTAGATAGATCTTCCCCTGGCCATCTGGCAGCGGATTCATATCTTCTTTTTCACGAATATCATCAGCATTAAGCCAACCGCGATCGCGGCCAATAGCATAAGCTTCATAGCGAGTTTTAATATCACCACGCAGCAAGCCCTCAAGGTTGAATGAAAAATAATAGTCCTTCTCAAGTTCGCTATCGCTTAACAAATCCCGTGCTAACTGTTCTTCCCAATTCACCACAATGGGGCGAATTGCATCTGATACATAATTTATCGACTGATGCTCAATATTAGAAAATGTTGAACGATCAAGATCCGCAATTTTATGTGGCGGTACACGGAAAATTCCGCAAATTTCTGAGCGGTTAAATTTTCTACTTTCTAAGAACTGCGCATCCTGTGCAGTAATACCAATTTTTTCGTATGACATCCCCTCTTCAAGTATTGCAGGGCGGTGAGACTTACTAACACCAGAATGCCTATCTTCCCATGACTTGATAATTCTATCTGACGCATCTTTAGATAACTTTGCTGGGTGCTTTAATACCGCACCTGGTACTGCACCATTTGAGAAAATACGCGCTCCATATTCTTCTGTGGCCATCGCATGGCCTAATGCCTCCCTTGCTGTATCTATGCGCGATTCACCCAACAAGATATCACTGGATAAATCAGAGAAATGGTGCATTTCATGATTTAAAATAATACGCTCACTATCGTCTTTATCACGATAAGCATACGCCACTGTTTGATCGGGCGCCCAAAATGGTGTTACACGATCTGGGTGAAGCGGTATTAACTCACTAACCTTGCCATTTTTTAGATAAATCTTTTCTGCATAAGCATTCCCCCTTAAAAGGAAATGCCCTAGCATCATCGAAAGAAACTTCACGCGCGTTTGAGATTTATTTGGTTTTCTCAGAACCGCTTTTACCGCATGGTTCTTTATTTTCTGTTTACTTCCATCTCTCCTTTCACGAAACAGGCTGATCGGCAATGTTGAGATATCTTCTGATAAAACCCGCACGCATGCATGTACAGCATTTAAACGCATCACTGTTTCGGCATCAACCCGAACACCAGAAGCTGTGTTTTTAGCACCAAAGAACCATTGAAGCGCCTTATCTTTTGGATGCCCAATACTGACTGATGAAGATCGCTTTGATGAAAAAGGCCACCATTTCATAATATCAATAAACCTCGATCTTCATAAATTGAACGGTTGGTGCCATGAAGTTCAGCACGGCCAATCGCCATGACACTTGCCACAATACCGTCAATCTTTTCATTTGATTTTGATTTATCCGGCTTTAAGTTTCCTGCCGGATCCTGCCTTACTGCCACATTACTGGCCATCCATCTAAGCACCGGATTACCGCCGTGGCATAATTCTTTACTTCTAACATATGCACTTAATGATTTTGTCGGTGCCGACATACTGGCAAAGCCCTGACCAAATGGAACCATCGTCAAACCATCACCTTCTAATTGCGTGGTCAACTGTGTTGCATTCCACCGGTCATACGCCAGTTCTTCAATGTTATAATTTTCATAAAGCTCTTTGATGTCATTGCGAATCACATCAAAATCAATCACATCACCTTCAGTGGCTTTTAAATGCCCCTTCTTCACCCAAAGATCATAAGGAATATCGCTATTCTTTGATCTTCGATTAACGGTTTCTTCTGGCACCCAAAAACGGCAAATTAATGCACATATTTCAGGAAAAAAGAGCGCCAATGCAGCGATATCTTCTCTACTTGCCAGATCTAAACCGCCATAACAGGTTTCGCCTTTTAATAGATCCGGGTAAACACGACCTTTGCAACTATCCCATAGTGACATATCAAGCCATCTATCGGCTTGTTCCGTCCAAACATTCAAACGCAAACGCTTAAATGCGTTCTGCGCGGCAGGCATTTGCTTTGCCTTGTCACAGGTTCTTGCTAAATCATCAGGTTTGACCGACACATTATAGTTCGGGTTTGCCTTTGCCCACACCGCGGGATCCGTCCAATCATCGTCTTTATCGATGGAACAAATAAATGCAAACCATGAATCATCAACCACAATACCTTGCAACACCTTCTTGCTGTATTCATGATGTTCGTAGCAAATGCTGTGGCGATTATAACCGGCAGTGGTAATTTCAAACGTAAGAGGTTCACGCCTGGCACCTGTTGCCGTTTCCATTACATCAACCACACCACGCGTTTTATGCGCATGTAGTTCGTCACTTATCACACCATGTGGATTCAAACCATCCAGTGTGTTTTCATCAGCGCCAAGTGGTTCAAATTTTGAATTTGTATCTTCAACACTAATATTGTTTGAAAATACATCCACAAATTCTCTAAGGTCTTCGGATGATTGCACCATCCGCTTTCCTTCTGTCCAAACAATTTTAGCCTGGTCTTTTTTAGTCGCAACTGAGTAAACCTCGGCACCTTCTTCACCATCAGCAAGCATCAGATAAAGGGCGATGCCGGGTGCTAAAGTTGACTTGCCGTTCTTACGCGGCACTTCATTATACGCCGTTCTAAACCGTCTTAACCCATCGCTTCGCATCCAACCAAAGAGCGAACCAACAATAAATATTTGCCACGGCTCAAGTTCAAATACTCTTCCAGCCCATTCACCTTTTGAATGTTTTAAAAAGCCAAAGAAATTTATTGCGTGATCAGCAGCAGCTTCATCAAAATAAATACCGCTGCGTTTTTTTCCGTGTTTTAAATCATCAATATGGCGTTGGCATGCAAACTTGAGTAATTCACCTGCCGGTATTTTTCCGGCCACCACTTTCTTTGCATAATCAGTGGTAGGATGATCACTTTTTCTTTTTGCCATTGTTCAAGAATTTCCCCAACGCACTACCCTCATCTTTTTTAGATCCACTTACTCTTGACCGTGAAGCAGGTGTAAGTCCTAATTCACTTCCAAGAGATCTAAGTAATTTGATCGACTCACTTAGGTCAGCAACAGCCGGATGCTTTCGTTTAATTTTACTTCCATCTTTTGTTTCTGATTCATAATATCGACCATCATCATCGATCGCTTTTTGCGCATCGACCATATCGGCATAAGCAGTACAATAAGCCTCTAAGATGGGGTAATCGAGTATGGATAAGATGCCGTTTTTTACTAATTCAGGCGCAATTCTTCGCCATTCTTTTCGCGCAATGTCTTTCAAATATGTTGGCGCTGCCGGTGCTTTTTTTGGACAATCCACATTTACATTTTCTTTAGGTGTAGAGCGTTTTCCAGCGTTACCACGAAGGGCAACAACATTAGCTGGATTTGGTTTTCTGCCCCTGGTCATTTTCTTTTCATTTTCGCCTTAAACTTTTAATTTCACTTTTTGTTTTTAATTTCGCGGCCGTACACACGCGACTACCCCACCGTTCTTCCTT